CGCAAACACAATGGTCTAGACACCAAGACAGACTTTACATTTTTGGAGATTTTCAAGACCAAGATATTCAGGCTGGTGATTATCTAGTTGCAGAAGTATACACTGCAATTGCACCAGACACCCATACATCTGTTTACAATGATATGTGGTTAAAAGAATATTCAACAGCTTTGATTAAACAACAATGGGGAATGAATTTAATTAAGTTTGAAGGAGTTCAGCTTCCGGGTGGTGTAATACTTAACGGTCGTCAATTATATGATGACGCTACAAGTGAAATAGAAACCTTAAGACAAAGGATCAGAGAAGAACACGAATTTCCAGCTGACTTTTTTGTAGGTTAATATGGCACGTAATTTTTATTTTTCGGAAAAAGTCAGGACAGAAATTAATCTGTACGAGGACCTCATCATTGAGGCTCTTAAGATTTATGGACAAGATGTCTACTATCTTCCGAGAACAACTGTAAATGAAGATACCCTATTAGGTGATGACCCAACATCTAAGTTTTCTGCTTCTCATAAAATTGAAATGTATATAGAGAATCAAGACGGCTTTGATGGTGAAGGAGATTTGTTTAGTAGATTTGGTGTTGAAATAAGAGACGAAGCAACTTTTGTAGTTGCTAAGTCCAGATGGTCAACGCAAGTCGCAAGGGCTGATAATGCAATTCAAGGCGATAGACCTACCGAAGGCGATTTGATATATCTTCCTCTTTCAAAATCTCTATTTGAAATTAGACACGTAGAACACGAACAGCCTTTCTATCAAATTGAAAATGTACCAACGTATAAAATGCGCTGTACCCTCTTTGAATATACAGGTGAAGACCTTGATACGGGCACGACAGACATAGATCAAATCGAGCAAGCATACGCATATCAATATAAGATTGGTCTATTAGCTCCTAAAACTGCCACAGCGACTGCGAGTATTTCATAATGGGAAAAGTATCATCACTTTCAATTGTAGATTCTGGGAATTATTACACTTTTAATCCTACTGTGTTAATAGGATTACCTACTGCAGATTCTGGTGGTGCAACTGCTACACTTTCACTGGATTCTAGTGTGGCTGGTTCTATTACTTCAATTAATCTGACAGATAGTGGTAACTATTACGTTTCTCCAGTCAACGCTATCATTTCATACGACAGTTCTGATAGCGCAGGAACTTATTATAATGCAATCATAACAAGAAGAACAATTACAACACCGTGTTCTGTAGATTCGCACGGACAAATAACATCAGTTACTATACCAAATATTATATCATATGGTAATGATTCAATTTCATTCGATTCTGCAACTGGTACTGTGTATGATTTTAGAGCAACAGCAACAGCAACAATTGATTCTGCTTTAGGTTTTGTAAATTCTGTAACTCTAGTATATGGTGGTGGTGGATATGATTCAGCGCCAAGTGTGGATTTTATTAGCGGCAGAACTACAGCATTCGATAGCCAATACGCAATAGGAGATGATATCACCCAAACACTTTCATCTGGTGTTAAAGTAAAGGGTGAAGTGCAGAGATATCAGTTGGATTCAGATGGTGATTCATCTAGATTTTTATACTTAGCTCATGTTGGTGCAGATGATGGTCAGCTTAGAACATTCGTTAATGATTTAACAATAAACAAGATTAACCCTTCAACTTCTATTGGACTCAAAGTGACCTCTGTATCAGAGATAAATACTGTATCAGAGACAGAACAGAATGATATCTTTACAGGTAATGATGTAGACGATTTCTTAGACTTTAGTGAAGATAATCCATTTGGTGATCCAGAGGCACAATAATGTTTGCAAATTATTTTTACCATGAAAGAATACGTAAATCAGTTGCCCTTTTTGGCAGACTGTTTAATAACATATATGTTGTTCGTAAAAACGCGGCTGGTGGTGTATTAAATCAATTGAAAGTTCCACTAGCATATGCGCCTCGCCAAAAATATCTAGAAAGAATCAGAGAAAATCCAAGCTTAGAAGATAACACAAAGGTTGCTATTAAGTTACCTCGTATGTCATTTGAGATAACAGACATTCAGTATGATCTCACTAGACAGTTATCTAAAGTAAGTAATTTTAATACTGTAGGCACAGACGTTTCGAAACGACAAAAATTTTATTCTCCTGTGCCATATAATATTGGGTTCTCTCTTAACATATATGCGAAAAATCAAGATGATGCTTTACAGATGGTAGAGCAGATTTTGCCTACATTTAACCCTCAATATACTTTGAGTATATATCCATTCAAAGAGATTTATCCAACCTTTGTAGAAGATGTTCCAATTGTAATTACAGGCCTTTCTTTCTCTGATGATTACGAAAGTCCTATGGAACAAAGAAGAACTATCATTTACACACTTACATTTGAAATGAAAGTTCAATTTTATGGTGATATTGAGAATAAATCAATCATTCGTAAAGCAGATGCTAATGTATTTGAAATGAATGCGGGGCTATCTGCCGACTCAGATATATACTTAGAAAGGGTAACTGTTACTCCAAATCCTTTAACGACATTTGGTTCTGATGATAGCGATTTTGGATTTTCTGAAGAAATAGTAATGGCAAATGATAGTGCATAATGACAGATGAAAAAAAGAATATTGAAACAGATTATGATTATTCTAGACAAACATATTACGACTTAATTGAAAAGGGTCGTGAGAGTTTAGAAATGATGATTGAAGTGGCACGTGAGTCCGAGCATCCGAGAGCTTATGAGGTTCTTTCTGGTATGATTAAAAACATATCTGATGTTAATGACAAGCTTATGGATCTTAATAAGAAACAGGTTGATATAAATAAAACTGATGAAGAGCCTAAACAGCTTGGCGGTACAACTAATAATCTATATTTAACAACATCTGATTTACAAAAGATGATGGCAAATACAGATGATAAAATTATTGATGTGACACCAGAAAAAGATTAATTATGTCAGATTCCTATTTAGGAAATCCAAATGTTAAAAGAGATGGAGTACTTCAAGTATGGTCTCCTGAAATTTTAAAAGAATACAAAAAGTGTATGGATGACCCAGTATTCTTTGCTGAAAATTATGTTAAAGTAATTTCGCTTGATGATGGTCTAGTTCCGTTTAAGTTATATCCATACCAAAAAGATATGTTTAAACATTTTAATGATAATAGGTTTAGTATTGTTCTCGCATGTCGTCAATCTGGTAAATCGATCTCAGCGTGTGCATACCTATTGTGGTTTGCGCTTTTTCATCCCGAAAAGACTGTGGCAATTCTTGCCAATAAAGGCGCTACGGCTAGAGAGATGTTGTCTCGCATCACTCTCATGCTTGAGAATATTCCGTTCTTTTTACAACCAGGTTCAAAAGCTCTCAATAAAGGCTCTTTGGAATTCAGTAATAACTCAAGGATCCTTGCGGCTGCAACAAGTGGTAGCTCTATTCGTGGTATGTCAGTTAATCTTCTATACTTGGATGAGTTTGCTTTCGTAGAACGTGCATCTGAATTTTACACCTCAACTTATCCTGTTGTATCTGCTGGTAAAGAGACAAAGGTTATCATTACCTCTACTGCTAATGGTATCGGTAATCAGTTTCATAAAATTTGGGAAGGTGCAGTCCAGAAAATTAACGAGTTCGTTTCTTTTCGGGTTGATTGGTTTGATGTTCCTGATAGAGACGAGGAGTGGAAAGCTCAAACAATTTCAAATACAAGTCAATTACAGTTCGATCAAGAATTTGGGAATACATTTTTTGGCACCGGAGACACGCTTATAAGCGCGGATTGTTTGTTATCTTTGAGAGCGGAACAGTATATAGACCTATTAGAAGATACTTCTTTAAGGGTTTATAAAAAGCCCATCGAAAAGCATGATTACGTTATGTGTGTAGATGTAAGCAAGGGAAGAGGTCAGGACTATTCTACTTTTAACTTAATCGACATTAGCGTTCGGCCTTTTGAGCAGGTAGCTGTTTATCGGAACAACACTATCTCGCCATTACTCTTCCCTAATATTATATATAAGTATGCCAATTCTTACAATCAAGCTTATGTTGTAATAGAATCAAATGACCAAGGTATGGTGGTTTGTAATGGTTTGTATCACGATTTAGAATATGAAAACGTTCACGTAGAATCTGCAGTGAAAGCAAATGCTATTGGAATTGAGATGACTAGAAAATCTAAAAGATTAGGTTGTTCGGCTATTAAAGATATCTTAGAGCATAATAAGATTAAAATTGTAGATGATGAAACCATCTTAGAAATTTCTACATTCGAAGCGAGGGGTCAATCATTCGAAGCGTCAGATGGTAACCATGATGACTTGATGATGAACTTAGTCATGTTCGGTTATTTTGTGTCTGGTTCACATTTTATGAATATGACAGATATCAATCTCAAAGAATTGTTATTCAAACAGCGAATGGCAGAAATAGAAAATGATGTGTTACCTTTTGGTTTCATAGATGATGGTAGTGACCATATAGAAGTCTTAGAAGCTGGAGAAAAAGATCATTGGCAAATACAAGATTTTGATCCTCATATGTCTACGGATGGCGGAAGATACGACAGAGATTATTAAAATTATAAATAATAGCATAATTGATGAAAACAACCGTATTATGTAAACATATCATTTAAAGGAAGAAACCAAATGGCACTAGGTACACCGTCAGAAAGTCCTGCGGTTGTTGTCAAAGAGATAGATCTGACAGGTGGCGTTCCAAACGTCCAGTCAACTACAGGCGCAATCGTTGGTAATTTTCGTTGGGGACCTGTTGAACAAAGAGTAAAAGTAGACAATGAGGCAACTCTTGTCGATACTTTTGGTTCACCAGACTCAGCTTCAACAATCGATTTCCATTCAGCACAATACTTCTTGCGTTACTCGGGTAGCCTGCAAGTCGTACGGGAAGCGACAACATCAGCAAAGAATGCTCGTTCAACAATTGGTCAAACCGCAGTAGATAGTGATGGTTCACTACCTATTGAGTTTATCAAGAATGAAGCAGATTTCGATGCTCAACAATCGGCACTCGATTCAGATTCACATACTTTCGTTGCAAAATATCCAGGCGAATTGGGCAACTCACTGAAAGTATCGATATGTCCTTCAGATAACACGCAATTTGCGGCTTGGACATACGCAAACAGCTTTGACAAAGCACCAGACACTTCAAACTACGCATCTAATAGAAATGCAGTAGATGATGAAGTTCATGTAGTAGTAGTCGATCACCAGGGTAAGTTTACTGGTACTAAAGGTACAGTCTTAGAAACTTATCCATTCTTGTCAGTTGCATCTGATGCAAAGAACACAGATGGTACAACTAACTATGCTCTTAATGTTATTAATGAGCGTTCAGACTACGTAGCTCTTGTCGGCTGGGACTCAGACTATCAAGCGGCAGGTGCAGGTACACAAGTAGACAGCGGAGATGATTTCTCACTGGCAACTCCTGCAGTTGTAGAGCATGACTTAGAAAAGGGTGCAAACTCTCAAGCACTAGGAACATCAGAGTTTCTTTCTGGTTACGATCTTTTCGAAGATGTAGACCAGGTAGAAGTTGATTTCTTAATTGCTCCTAGCATGAACTCTTCAACTGATCAGGTTACTGTTGTTAACGATCTCGTTTCAACTGCACAATCACTTCGTAAAGATTGTGTCGTGAATGCATCACCAGCAAGAACCGATGTAGTAAATCTAACAAATGGTGCGACTATCACAGATAACATTGTGGCAACCGCGAATTTGTTTACTAATTCATCTTACCTTATCGCAGATAATAACTTCTTAAAAGTCTATGATAAGTATAATGATCAG